CAGATCTGGTGGGTCTACCAGTTTTGGGGGTAGCATCAAAATGTTCTACGGAATCACTGAAAAAGCCTGGTTGTCTTAGATACATGATTAGTTCTCCCAAAAATCTTTACTAATGTATGAGTGGTATTGTTGTGCGGCTTTATAAGCTTCTTTAAGATCTTCAAGACTTGGTGAATCTTTCCTTGTCGCTTTTTGGTATTTCTCCCATGCTTCGTTTATTTCTTTCATCTTTTCCTCAGCTTCTGGAGACTTATTAACATCTGGATGATATTTTCTAGCTGCTGCTCTATAGGCTTTTTTAATTTCTTGAGGAGAAGCGTCAGGATCTACTCCTAATGCTTCGTGCCAGCGAGAAGCATAGTTCGATCTACCTGTAGACCAGGAACCAGCAGTCCTTGCTCGCTCTCTATACTGCCTCTCGGCTTCTTCGTACCTCTCCCATAGTTTTTGACGTTCCTTCTCTGTTTTGTGAAAATCAACCGCTAAAATACCCAGGTTAACAGCTAATCCAGTTAAGGCAACGCCTCGCTTAATGTTGTCCTTAGTCTTTTTATCTAAATTTTTGTTTCCATATATCTGGGTTAGTTTTTTCTCTGCCAATTCTGTTGCCAGCCTTTGTGCAATAATAGATGGCAGCATTTTTGCAAACGGATCTTTCCCAGCTACTCCTGTTTTTTCTATGGTTTGAGTGACGGCAACTTGTGTTCCCAGCCCGATCATCGTGGCGACCGTCTGTATCGCTATCTCTTTCGCTATCTCTTTGTTTCTTTGCGACTTCCGATCCCTTGCTCCTAGCTTTTCATCTATAGCAACTTCTGCTTTCTTGACTCCTTCAATTATTTTTTCTGCTTGTATCGGAGTAACCTGTCGCTTCTTATCAATAAAAGATAAAACTTTGCTTGTTGCTTCTTGTGCAGATTTACTTAGACCTTTGTTCTTAGTTGCTTGGTGTATTGCTACTGTTCCAGTAGCCGTGACTGCGGCAGTTAGTATGGCTTTTGTCAGAACACTGCTTCTAAGATTTTTCCCTTTGCCTGACGATGCAGGAGCGATCGCACCTCCTTTGGGTGATTTCCGCCAATAACCACCACCTTTAACCCGCTTATCCTCGACCCATACGTGACCAGATCTAGTGGGTCTACCAGTCTTAGGAGAAGCGTCAAAATGTTCTATTGAATCTACAAAGAAACCTGGTTGTTTTAAATACATAGTTATCCTGCAAGATAGTTGTCTAAGATAGCAGTTATTTCTGGGACATCATCTATTGGATTAATCCCGAATATTTGTCTTTGGGGAACATTGATGCCCAACTGATGTTTTGCTGCTTTAGAGTCAGTATTTCCAATTACCACGCTATTTCGACTAACTCGATAATTGGTACGCGATCGCATGAGTCCTGTAGACTGCAATATCTTCAAGATGCGACCCATCGACTTCTTCTTCTCTAGGGTGAACTTAGACAAAGGCTTCAATGGTTGCCCTAAGTAGTCCTGCTCTAATTCAAAACGGCGATCGTGCGCCAATATCATATATTCCCCGATCTCTTGCATAGCAGGCGTTAAATCCGCCACTCTACGAGACAACTGATTTATTTGCTTTCGCACACCAGAATCATCAATGTCGATAGAGACGATCGGTTCCATTACAGCACTCCTTTCTTCTTTAACTCTTTTCTTATTTGTTTCCTCATCTCAGGAGACTGCCTTTCCATGCCAGTCTTCAAAACATCTTTACGTTGCTCGATAGGTGTTGTTCCTGGTGCGCGACGAAATCCTTTTTCCGCAACTTCATTAGGGTCAGGAGGATTCTTCAGGATCTCTGCCCCCATCTTTTCTAGGAGTCTTTCGTTAGCTGTAAAAAAAGTACATCGACAACCAAAAGCGCAGCTTGGAACTGCTACTTTCCAAAAAGGATGATCGGCGGGAATAGCTTTATTATCTAAGGCTAAATGATTTGGTCTAGGAACAACACTATCTCGGTGCTTCCAGATCCAGTAAGGACGGTTCTCCAAGATAGCGGGTTGAGTAGCTTGCTGGTATCGTCCTGCGGCATAAGCTCGGCGAACATTAGTGTCTAATATCGTGTAGAGTCTTTTGTCTTTGTCTTCCTTGGGTTGCCATCCTCGACGACCGATCGCACGATCAAACCCACGCTTGAAATCTTCTAGATCAGTACCTTCTGCGATCGCTCTCTCGACTAAAATTTTCATGTCTTGAAGCAGATCTGCGCGAGTTAATCCCGACACTACAAAAGCAAAATCATGGTACTCTGCCTGTAATGCGCTGACATTATCCGCAGGCAATGCAACCTTCTTCTGGAAATATTCTAGTGCTTCGAGAAAAGGCATTTTAAGCCAAGCAGGTTTTCTAGGCATTGAGATATCTCCTATGAAATTGGGCGACTAGAGATGCTCCGTCGCCTACTGGGACTGAGGAATCTTGTCTTCTTCGAGATCCTAGTCGCTTGTTTGATTGTTGCTTGACTTGTTGTTCAAGAAGTTTTGTAGCATCTAAGTCAGGTGCGTTTTCGATACTATTCTGTAATCGAACCAAAAAGCTAGGATCTAGTGATTTAGCTAAAGCGTCGGTGAATGATTTTCGTATATCTTCTTGGATTCGCTTCGCTGCTTTATCAAATACTTGAAGTGCTTCAGGAGTTACTTTGCTTGGGTCAAAATCCTCAAATTCAGATTGAAATCTTTGGTGAAAAGCATCAAGTATTTCTAGGTGTTGATTCCTTGCTTCTTCTATTAGCTGCTTTTTCCTGGACTCTAGTGATTCCTCCCTAAGTCTCTGAAGCACGATTGCTTGTTCTAGTTGTGCAAGCTTGCCAGAGCGATCGGGTCTACCTTGATATTGCTGCTTAAGATCGGCAAGGTTTTTCTCTGCAAAATTAATTGCACGACTAAGGTTTACAGGGTTGTTGAGCTTCTCTCCGCCTAGTTCATGCACAGGACTTGGTACTTTGTCTATTGCCTGAATTGAGTCTCTAAAATTCTGTGACAGCCCTTTAATAGCGTCTCCGTAAGAAGCCTCTACCATGTTGTCTGAAGCTGTTATCAGTTTCTTGGCTTGGGATTCTGGTGGATACGATAAGAACTCACTACCCCACCGAACCGAGGCACCAAGTGCTACAGATCCATCTGGTTGCTGTAGTAAATCGCCTCTTTTTTTCTGTTTTCCTGCGATAGGTGAGGGATCTTTTGCGGCATCAACTGCTTCTTCGAGATCTCTTTGTTTTGCTTCAAGTTGTTTCACGACTTTCTTCGCTGCATTAGTTTCCGCGATCGCAGCATCTCGTTCCCCCTCTAGCGGAACCCTGATCTTGTCAACTTCTGCTTTAACTTTGGATTCTGCTTCCGACTCTAATTCGCTTACCCGTTTTTGAGCGGTGTCTCGTTCGGATTGGTATTCCTGAGACTGTTGCTCTAGATTCTTGACTCGTTCAACAAGTTGCGCTTTTTCTTGAAGCAAGGATTGCTGCTGGCGATCGCTTTCCTCAATCTGTGTTGTTAGCTCTTTTTCTCTGGCATTCTTACCTTCTAATACTTCTTGTTGTTGGTTGTAATTCGCTTCTATTTGAGTTTTTTTGACTAACAACTCATCTCGTTCTTGACTGAGTTGTTCAACCTTGCTGTTTAACTCTGAAATTCTTTGTTCCGACTCCGAAAGGCGCGTACGCTCAACTTCTAGGTCTTTTTGACTAGAAGATAGATTCTCTTTTACTCGTTCAAGTTCAGACTCGGTTTGTCTTTTTGTATAGTTGAGTTTATCAATTTCTTGACGAGCAGAGGATAATTGCTGTTCTTTCTCTGTTGCCAAACGCCGAACATTACCCAAGTCTTGTTGAGCATTAGCGAAACTGGAGCGAATAGTCTCTAGCTCTGTCCGAGTCTGTGCTTCAGTGCCTTTCAGTGTATCTGATTCTGCTTTTGTAGTAGCGAGAGATGATTCAAGTTCTACTCGACGGCGATCGCTTTGTTGTACTTGCGACTCTAGTTCCTGTACTCGCCCCTGTTTTTTTTCGTATTCCTGTTTGAGTTGAGAGTGTTTTGTTTGTAATTGAAGTAAACCTTTGTCTTTCTCTGACACCCCCACAGCAGTTGTTTCAAGTTGCTTTATTAGTTGTTTTTCTCTAGCCTGGGCTTTTTGTGCTACTGCATTGATTGTTGTTAGCTCTTGTTCTAATGCAGATCGACGCTCTTTTTCTTGTCGTAAAGAAGATTCGATCTCTACTGACTTAATCCTTGTCGATTCGGCTTCTTGCGTAATTTGAATAAATGCCTTATTGACTTTATCTAGTTCTGCTTGTTTGGCTTGTAGATCCTTTTGATATGTTTCCTCTCTGCTGCTCCGAACGTTGACGATCTGTTGAATTTTTTCTTCCGACTCTTGCCGACTACGGGCGATTTCCGCTTCTGCTTCCGCCTTCGCATTATCTATGATTTGCTTGCGCTGCCCTTGAAGTGCGACAACTGCTCCTGACACCCCACCGATCGCACCAATTCCTACTGCGGCAGCGATCGCTCCTTTATTGGTTACGGAAACGGTTTTGATAATTTCCCTTGGCTGTGCAGACAGTGACGTGGTGGGAGCAGGTTTCGCCTTGCTTTGCCTTGCTGCTAATAGCGCTGCTCCCACACCCACGGCTGCTGTTGCGGCTAATTTTGTTGAAAAACCTCTACCTGAATTTGGTAGTTTTCGCCAATATCCGCCACCCTTAACTCGCTTATCGTCAACCCAAGTATGCCCAGGTCTGGTTTTACTAGGGGAAGGATCTTCGCGTCGAGCATCTACCCTGCCTGATATGTAGTCAGAGGACATCAACCCAGACAATAGACCTAGCTCAACTTCTTTCTGTCCCTGCCAATATGCGTTACGCATCGTCTTTTACCTCATCTATGATGTCTCCCATTCCTGCTAAGTGAGAGAGTAGATTATGTTGAGCGATCGCTTCTGCGAATTCGTCTCCTTGTAGCTGATCGTAAAGTTCGGGAAGGCGATTGCTCATTTCCTCATAGGAATCAAACTGCTGCATCCATTGCTTAATTTCTTTGACCCAGCTAGATGTAATACGTTCGGCTTCAGCGAGTCCTTGTTCTGTCACTACTTCGGGCGTGTCTTTATCTTCGTCAATGGAGTCAGTTTTGACATCAACAAAATTAGCTACTCCTCTCCAAACTTTTAGCTTCTCGTATTTAGACTTTTTGGTAATTCCTGTACTAGCAATCAAAACCCCATCTGTGTCGGGGAATCTGTGATTTTCTATTTCGTCTGCCAATGCAGAATTGTCTTCTTTTCTTTTCTCCGAAGTCTTAGACTTTATTAATTGACTACGGGGGTTTGGTGGACTATCACCCTTCGCAGAGAAAGAGGAAATATATTTCTCCAATCCCGAATAAGAAACAAAGAATCCTTGTTGACTACCAGCCGCGGACTTTGGATCGTCGGTGACGTGGCTGTTAAGACCTTCGGCAAAATCTCCCCTCAGGGTGGCAGATGCTATTCCTCTAGCTAATTTATCTTCACCAACTGGAATAGTCAGGGATAGGGAGTTTCGAGTTCTTCTTGATCTGTAATCTACTCGATTACTCGACTGCCCTGTTATGAGAATATGGTAGTTATTTCCTTTCCTTGTAAGAAGTAAACTTGGTGACTCTGACTCAAGTAAGTCTATTTCATCGGGAGTAAATTTTTTTCCATTTGGATTCTCAGTCCATGTGTAGTCATGCTCTGGTGTCCATCCGGCGGATTGTACTACTACTTGATATTTACCGACGCCTATTGGAGTATTACCTAATTCTTCTTTTATTTCTGTCTTTGACTTTTGCTGTTGATTGTTTCTGGAATAAGCGATCGCAGCACCTGCGCCAATACCACCAGCAACACTTGCGCCTATCGTGACGTTCCGCAAGTTATTGCTCTGCTGTACATTTTGCGTAATGACAGGGGTTGTCGATTCAGTCTTTCCTTTACTGCGACTAGAAATCAACGCAGCAGTTCCGACAGCGGCAGCGCCTACTATGGTAGCAGCGATCGCGCCTTTTTTGGACTTCGGTAGTTTTCTCCAGTAACCACCACCCCTAACTCGTTTATCATCAACCCATGTATGCCCAGGTCTAGCTTTATTGGGAAATGGATCTTCTTTCTTGGTATCTAACCGATCGGTAGGTTTTTTCTTAGGTGATCGCTTCTTTCTCTTTTTGCGCCGAATATTACATTCTGGGCAATCGCAAGCATCAAAATGTGCAGCATCTATGCGATAGGGTAAGAATACTGATTCGTTCACAGGCTCAATCCCGCCAAACCTATCTTGCCCTGCATGGGCTATGAAGCTTTTTCTGACTTGTTGGATGTCAGGGAATCCAATAAAATACTTGTCTTCATCTACTAATCCCGTTTCTGGATCTACCTGCCTAACTTTATAGGCTTGTGTTTGTTCAAGATTCATACCAAGGTATACAGTTGGTGGTTTTCCCTTAGTTCCTCTGATATAGCCATAAGCAGATTCCATAGGGTTAGTATTGGGAAATCTCGTATCTCCAGGAACATGAGTTACCCCGACTTGGATTCCATTCCAATTTACTACCCGCTTAACAGGAATAGAATCTTCGACCAATGAGTCTTTTTGGGCAATTGGTTTCTCTGTTTCCGCTTCTACTGCTTCCAGTAGATCTGCGTCTTCACCCCCATCAATGTCTTCTGGTTCAATACCATCTTCTTCAACAGGTGGCTCTCCACCTAGATCTTCCTCTCCGCCTTCAAAACCACCAAATTCTTGTTGCTGTTTAGATTCTTTCCAAGCTTTTTCGTCGAGTAAAGTTTCATGGCTGTATTCGGAACCCCCGAATCGGGATTGTCTAACTTCTTCAGGAAGGAGAACACCTGCTGTGATGTAAGTGTTATCAACTTGGGCTTGGCTACTGCGATTGGCAATAATTTCTTGTTCACTCTGCTGAAGTAAGGGGATAAACTTGTAACCCCAGTCTTCCGGTTCTTCTGCCTTTGTTGGTCCGTCTTGTGATAGGAATACCAGTCGCCCCAATTGTCGCAGCTTAAACATCCATTGACTTTGTTGGAATGCTTCAACATCTTGCGCCCAATCTTTTTTCTCACTCTCCCCTGTTGCCCCCAGTCCGCTAGGAGATTCTCCAAACAGCTTTGTGTGAGGTAGTCCGGTTGAGCCAATAAAGGCATCTCTTAGACGATCGGCTACTGCATCAATACCACCAAACTGACGAGTGACAAAACTGATCTCCTCATTCTCTGCATCAATCGCCGCACCCCCCATTGACTTAATGCCCATGCGTAGAGTGCGAAACCTAGTTTTGATCAAGTCTTCGTCGTTGTCTGCAATCATCTCTCCCAAGTGAGACATCTTATAGATGAAGAGAGAAAAATCGTTCAACATAGACGTTACTGCTTTTAGCCCATTCTTCCAGTCCCAGAAGTCTTCATATAAGCACTCAAGAAGTGAGCCACCCCATCCCCCGTCTCGAAGCATTAAATCGGGAGGGTTAATTACACCATCAAACCGAATTACTCTTGAGTGATGGATGCGATTTGTTTGTTTTTGAGGGTTGACTTGCAGTGCTTCTATTTCCTGTGGGGGTAAAGCTATTTGATAATACTCTGGGTTGAGCGGATCTGCAAAACTGTTCAGATCAGGACGAATCTTGTACCCGTCTAGTATCTTTAATCCTTTGATTGAACGGATTCGTTTTTCCTGAATAGGCTTTGACCAATGAACCCCATCATCTACGACAACAACAATTGCAGCCCCACCGTAAATATTGGCTTCAACTTGTGCGCGAACGAATGACTCTGGCAGTCGCAACTTGTCTTGATACTTGTTATAGCCTGATATTGTTCTGGGATCTGCCTTCTCCCCTAGGGTAATTTCCCATCCTTTTAGAGCAGCACTTTCTGGCATTGCTCTGCAAACTCTTCTTAAAATAGGAATACGATACAACTCTTCCAGCACGGTCTTAGTTAGTCTTGCTCTTCCTCCAAAAGGAGAAGCGGGATTAGCAATACCCTCCGATGCTAGATCTGTAAAAGCATTAATTAATGCTGTATCGTTGCGAACCTTGCTGCCGTTTTGAGTCATGATTTTAATATACATAACAGAAGCAAGTAATCTTGACCTGTAGCAAAAATATTAATAAGATGTTCAAAAAGATACATAAAGCCTGGGTATCCTTAAGAGGAACAGCAATTGAAACACTTATCGATCCCAGGAGTATTGTTTTCGGGAAAGAGAGAGAGAACCTTGAAATGATTTTTATGAGTGAATCCCCAGAATCAACGGCTATATCTTCTGGAAAGGATTTCGCTTATAACAAAAACATAGAGACATTCGTTACCTTAGAAGCAAAGCCAAAGTCTGAGCATGGATACGCTCAGGATCAATCAAAAATTAGAGGGTATAAGATAACAGAGCAAATACCTGCGGAGACAAAGGCGATCGCTTGGTACGAAATTGGCGAAGGGATGGAGGCTGAAGCAATCCCCTTAGAGATCGTTGCAGAAGATGCGGTAAAAAATAGTCAGCAAATATTCCTCGGAGCAGGTGGGAGAGTAAAAGTATCGTCAGATTTAATAGAAAAAGATATAAAGATCAGGATCCCTGTTATATTCTCCACTCAAGTAATATTGCTCAACAAGCCATTACATGAGTTTGTCTGTCACTTGATTGGCGAGACAGACACCAATCTTTTTGTTTATGCCGAATATTTATGCCATTATCCTGAAAAGTTAAAATCTATCAATCGGAGGACGATTCGAGTCAACACAAGAATGTTGAGAGAGGAGGTTGTAGCTACCTAGATGCTAGATTATTGTCGGTTGGACCTTTTCTCTCAAACTACAACAATTACATTTGGATCCGAGACAGACCAATCTACAGTCTTACTAAACGTAGATGATACGCCTACCGTCTTCCAAGGCAACCCGAACGAGATCGCGGATTTGATGAAAGAGTCTGGGGCTGTTGAGGTATCAGTCAATGGACAGACATTAATACTCAAGAGCAGTCCACCTGGGTATTCTTTTATCGTTGATACACCTATCGAGGGCATTATCCTTTCTACCGTTGTTGAAGAAGATTTTGTCTTACTGCTACCAGAAAATATCCCACTCAACATCCATCGAACTGTTTTGGCTTATCACCTAGAGTTACAGACGGCTATTCAAGGAATGCCTGTGTATCCACCAGAGACTGACTCTGTTATTTATCCACGGTATAAACGATACTACGAAAAGATATTAGAACTAATCTGCCCTAGAATTCACCCCGATCGCCTAAGCTACGACTCACGACACGCTTTCTTTATTGGGACAGACCCTGCGCCTAATCCTGATGGGAAAAACAGTGACAACCTAACGATGGGACTGCCTCAACTATCTATATTGATGGGGTACAAAATTTCTAATGAAAAAGATGAAGCTACGGAAGAGGAAGATGTAGTTCATAAACCGTCTAGCACTGGAGACTCTGTTCTAGATATCGAAACTGATATCTTGCTAATATTCAAATCTGCCGCTCCTTATTTATTAGCGCATCATGGAATTGAAAACCTGGGCAAAATAGCAATGCAGGCAAATGCACGAATGAAGGAGTCTCAGGAGAAAGCAGAAAAACAGTCAAGAGAAGAAAAGGAGAGATCTATCCCCGAAGATGAAGCGTTTACTCAGCGCAAGCCACAGATAGTTAATCGGTTAAAATTAATGAAAGTTCCTCTCCCAGATTGTTTTTAGTATATGTCAAGCTTTTATTCAGAAGAACTAGAAAGCACGATAGAAGAAATTCAGACCAACTTTATTTCCAAGATGGATCTTACCGTTCCATATATTAAGAACAACCTTGCTATCGGAAGCACTTATGGAATTATTGCTCCTATCGCCTATGAAATTGGGGAGGATAGGCGAACAGCGTTTCAGGATATAACAATTCGTTTTGGGATTACGTTAAGTGCAGTTTACGAGACAAGACTAGAAGCTCATAAGAAAACGGTCGCTCTTCAGGCTAATTTACATCACGGAATTGCCGCAATAAAAGATTCTATATCGCCTTGGAGTATCCCAGGTACAGGTCCAAATGATTTTATAATAGAAGGGAATATTTCTTGTACTGGAGAGACAACTCCGTCTGCTCCTCATTACTGGCAAATGTACGTCATAGCAGAAGCTTTAATGCCTCTAACAATATACAAGGATATATTAGGACAGCATTCTCCACCACCGCTTTAAGTTTTTTCACATAACAGGGCTATATTTATATGACAGAATTCTCTTTGCGCGGGCAAACCTACAAGATTGAAAATGCTAGTGACATCTTGGCAGAAGAATTAATTATATTACTACAGCAAGGATTAGGGGATAGAAGTGGTCGAGCAAGAGTCGCAGA